ATAGTAGGCATTACCTTTAGAGCTTGAATCATATTGGTAGATTCTAGCATAGGTATTCTTATCTTGGGATGCTTTTATACTACTGTGTATATAATCACCAAAGCCTGATATGATATCTTTTGTTGAAGCACTCTTTGGTGAACCCGGTCTTCCTGGTGCATTACCAACAACATTTTGTTTTACATTAAGTTGTTCTTGGTTCAGTTTATCAAACTGTGGTAGAACAGAAGTAAAAGAATCTGGTGCGGGAAAATTTATCTCAGGCATTTGTATTCTATCACCCCCAAAAGGAAGCATAGACTGAGGTGTATTAGGAAGATTTAGATCACCATAACCAGCACCTAAATTATCTAGAGGGCTAAAGCCTTCGGTGTTATTTTCAGTAGCCATTTACACGTTGATTGTTTACTTGTTTTGCACTATTAAAACCTGTTATAACATTATCTCTAAGTTCACTTAAGTTTTGCTTAGCGTTATCTGCAATAGTTGTATATTCAGGAAGCACCCATGTATTTGTTTCTGTATCAAATACAGGGAGGCTATAGTTCATTTCATAACTACCGTCTCCACCAATTACAGACTGTTTAATATCTATCTTGTATCTAGGATCAACTGGATCTGTCCAAGTATATTTATTATCTCTATCTACATATGCAGCTAGCGGATCTACAAACATGCTGTTGTACATATCACTATTAAATGATTTTCTATTCATTATAATAGATAGGCCATTCTCCATAAGCTGTGTTGCTTGACTTGGAGATAATAGACCACCTTCTATACCACCTTCATCACCCACCTTACCAGTAAGTTTTTTAATTAATTCTGGTGGAAGTTGAAATATATATGCAGATTTACCAGCATTGTTCATAGCAATAGGTGCTACACCAAGTCTAAAGTTGAAACCTTTAGGTGCAGCATCCATAGATCTTTGTAGTTCAGCAAGTATTGCTCTTGTAGTTTCATCTGATAGTTTGTTTTCTGCACCAGTTTGACTAATACCGCCTACACTAAGAGTAACATTTTTAGCATCTCCTAGATCTTGTGATCTAATATTATTTAATACTTGACCATAATGATATGTACCCCAAGAGCTCTTAGGATTGATTACAGTAAACTGTGCTTTACCAAACATACCTGAACCATCTGACATCTTTTCTAATCCTGGTATTGTTTTTCTACCAGTTATTTTAGATACCACATTTGGATCACTTACTATTTGACTTGCTGCTGAAATTGCTTGTTTATAATAGTTACCATACATCTTAGATTCAATTACCTGGTCAAGCCAGTTACCTGGCCCGAATCTATCAAGATTTGCAATTCCTTTTCCTATTAAAGCAAGTCCTTTATCTGTAATATCAAATGGAGTCATGCCACGTGTTGCAGCATCAATTGCAATGTTTCTTCCGGCTCTATTAGCAGCTTCTCTCTTAATTCTATTGATATTATCCATCTCTTCTTTGGATAACTGACCTGATTTCATGAGTGCTTCAAAGAATTGTTTTTCATTCCTCTTGTTACCCTTCTCATCATATAATAGATTGGCTCCTTTGATACCTTGTCTTGCAAGTTCTTTTTCTACACCAGTAGCAAGATCCTTCTCAAATTTTTTACTCTCACCAAGGAACAGTAAGTAGTCATCAAACTTAGTAGATGTTGTAGCTAACTGATCCTGTACACTTTTGACACTAGATAGTTCAGCATTCTCACTTACAAAAGTTTTAAATCTCGTGTTGATAGCTTTCATCCAATTAGTACCAACTTTATCTGTCAAAAATGAATTTGGATTAGTCTGGATTTGTTTTGCCCATCTATTTAGATCAGCATATTTATTTTCATTACCATTAATGATGAAGTTAATTTGTTTCTGAGTTAACTTCTTACCTGTATTAGGATCAGTACCTTCAGTGAGCACTCTCATCATAGTGTTGAAATATGGTACAGCATAGTTCTGTGTATACCTTTGCTGAACCACCTCATTCTCTGCTCTTAAATTTGTTTTAGATGTTGCAGTACCTGCATCAAGTAGTTCTGTAAAGAAATGTGCTTGATCAAATTTTTCTACTAGCTCACCTTTCTCATTTAAGAAGTGTGTTCCAGCATCAAGTTTGTACTTTCTATCATCAAGTTTTTGTTTTAAACCTGCCTTATATTCAGCAAGTGCTTGCTCATTCTTATACTTCTGATTCATCAAAGACAAGTTCTGAGCATACTTTTCATTATTTACTTGATATGGGTTTGCATCCATATCTTGGAAATAGTTTCTAAAAGCATACACGTGAGCTGCTTCACCAAGTTTTTTGGTCATTAAATTAGCTGCAACACCAGAGTCTACCTTGTATCTAAAAGACTTGATATCTCCATATGGATTATTCTGATCTGTACCTTGGTTACTATTAAAGAGATCATTTTCCTTCTTAACTCTTTCAAGTACTTGGTCATTGATTTCTTTATTCATCACATACTGGTCAAGAGCTTTTTTTAGTCTAGGGTCTTTATTACCGGCATCTATCTGACCCTTAATGTCCGCTATCTTGTTATCATATACAGAACTCTGCTCTTGCATTTGTTTGTAAGCAGCTTGGTTTTGTATCTTCATGATATTAAACTTATCTTGAAGATAACTCATCTCAGCAGCATTCTTATCACCATTAAATTGAGCAGCATTAACTTCAGCATAGTTCTTTCTTTCTACATATGCTTGAGTTTTAAAATATGATTGTATAGAGGGATCACTACCTAGTCTAGCTTCAAATAACTTTTGTAAAGGTTCTTCAAGCTGTTCACCATTCTTAGTTTTGATTACCCATCTATTGTCTCCACTAATAGTTACAGATTGCACATCACCAAAGTCTTTAGCAATCTCATTAGCCCTACCCATAATATCAACATTTGGGGTATACTTTACATTGGCAAATGACATTGCTTCCTCATCAGTAGCATTTTTAAATTCCTCAGTTTTGTACATTATTTCTTGTACTCCCGGATCCCAGTACTTTTTATTCATCTCAGGATCCAATGAGTTTCTAAAACTTTCTGCACCAGCAATTTCAGTGTTTTTGGTTTTAGTCCAAGCCATATCCTTCATAAGATCTTTGTTCTCATAAAAAGGTCTAAATACCTGGGTAGCTTGTCTTACATTCTGTTCAAGAGAAAGATCTAATTGTGATATTCTTTTTAGATTAAACTGAGCATCTTTAATAAAAGAATCTCTTGAAGCAACATTTTTATCACGGGTAAGCTCTGCATAATAGTACTTACTGTACATATTGTTGAGAGCCTTCCAGTTGTTGTCATACTGAGTCTGCTTTGTTTGTAAAACATTACCATAGAAATTAAGGTCAGGCTGAAAAGGCTGAAACTGTGGTATGAAATCTGTAACTCCCTGTAAGTAGGTTGCCATATGTAATTCTTTATATTATAAAAATATCAAAATTTTTTAAGTTTAATAAACTTAAAAAGTTTAAGACTAGAGACTTATGGCTGGAAACACAGTGTAGATAAAGCCTCCATCACGGAATGTTGTTCCTCCACCAAATCTTTTACCATACTTTATTTTGACAGCTTCTCTAAGCAAATCTTTGTCCATACCCTTATTAGCTTCAATGTACTCTTCCATTGTCATCTCTGGTTTAGTTGCAGTAGGATCTTTAGCACCCGGAGCCGCATAGACTCTACCACCAGAAGAAGGTGATACTTGATAGTCTGGATACATTTGGTTAAGAGCATCAGTCTTCCACTTATTAGTAACTGCCGTATTGTAGGCTTGAGCCATATTTGCTCTACCAGCTCTCTTAGCATTTTGAAACTGCTGATCTGCAATTACATTTTTGTCATAGACTCTGTTAGCCATTTGTTGGTTCATCAACTGTTCTTGGTTTCTAATACCAACTTGTTGTCCTTCAAACTGATTAGCAATACCAACATTCTGATTGTTAATTCTAGACAGAGTATCTGCAGCAGCTGCAGCCCCCTTACCTTGAATAGCAGACAGTCTAGAACCAAGAGCTTGTGGTCCGGCAAATTGTGCAGAAGCTTGAGCAGCAATATTAGCTTGTTCAGATTGTGCAGCAAGTTCTCTTGTGGGATCTAAGAATGTAGGTCTTGGTTCTTCAAGATCAACTCTTGCTTCCCACGGCATCCTTTTTCTAATACCCATAAGATCACCAAAAGCACCCGCAGCATTTACTGTATCCTGTAACCACCATTCAGCTTCTCTTACTGGGGTTGTTTCAATTGACATACTGCTGTCACCTTCAGTTGTTTCTTCTTCACACTTTAAACAGTTACCATTAGCATCTTTACCAACTGTATATGTACTCTTATCAGATTTTGTACAAATACATTCTTCAAGACATGGTTTACAGTCACCCTTTTCATCTTTCTGTGCAAACTTTCCGGGTATTTCTTTACCATCTTTATCTGTACATGGACATTCTTTTACTGGTGGCTTCTCTTCTGTATAAATTGCTTCTTCTTTTACAACCTCACCTTTTTGTTCACATGCACCAAGTGTAACTAAGTGTTGATTATATAATTTTGTACCTGGTTGATAACCAGCATATGCAAGAACTTCAGCAGCTGTCTTACCGTAGTGTCTGCTACCCTTGGTCTTCATGTTTCTACATAGATCAGAGATAAGATTAGGATTTGAACCACCCGATGGTGCTTGCTGTCTTTCATATTCTTTTCTACCTTCTACTTGTCCTCTTGTTTGATTGTACTTATATTCACCTTGAGCATCTTTTCTAGTTTCCCAAGTACTCTTCTTATAATCCTCTGGGTTTACTTTTGTAACTGTTTTTGGTCTAGGAGTACCATCGTTAGCAACTGGTAGATCTCCACCCGTAGCATACATTCTTCTTCTATTTCCCATATAGTTTTGAGACATGCCTGTACCCATTGGCATACCATATTCTGCTTCCGGTAGATCATAGAATGGCATATCATAACCACCCATAGACATACCATATTGAGCCATTGGTGCCATACCAGGTTCTGGCATTTGTTGTGGCATTTGTTGAGGCATTGGTTGTGGTTGGGCAATAGGTTGTCCATCAGGCATTGTTTCTGGAAACTCTGCTTGTGCTTCTTGCATCTCTGCCTCAGGCATTTGCTGTTCCTGTTGCATTGCAAGCTCTGGTATAAGATCTTCATCTCTTAACCCCATAGCTTCCATGTAAGGTCTAGCAATTATTGGAATACCTTGTGGAAATGCTTTTCTAGATTCTTGTGCTAGAGCAAGAGCTCCTAGCTTCATTACATAGTTCTTGATCATAATCTCAGCAGTAGTTCTAGCTATCTTATCTGAGTTAGGATCTTGAAGTATTTTTCTATAGTTGTTTATATCATATTTCTTAGATAGTTCTGCTGGAGTATAACCACCTTTCTTAGGTTTTACACCAAACATATCTAGTACTTTAGGATCTGAAATCTTCATAGATTTAGTATCACTATAGATAAAACTATCTTCAGGCAGTAATAATGGTACACCACCATTAGAGTGTCTTGGACCCTTAATAGTTTTGAATGATGGCATCTTACTACCATCTAAATTACCTACTACAGTCTCACCACCTTCTGCTTCTAAGTTAGCAGCTGATCTAGGAACAGCAGTTAGAGTTTTAGAAACCTGTGGTTTATGTGCTCCTATATAGGCATTGTAATCTGCCCCACCGAATGCAGGTACATCATTAGCAAGAGAACCTTGTACTTGGTACCCGGTTCTTGCTTTTGGAACAGACTTGATTATTCTTACTTTTCTTAACATAATATAAAGTTAAATAAATTGTATTTGACCACCGTTTGCCATGTACTCCTTGATCTCTTCATCTGTCATGTAAACTTCTTCTCCGTCTTCAAAGTCATCATCTACATAACCACCCATTTGTGCCGATCTACCATACCAAGTTTGACCTTGTTCATCTGGTCTGTATAGTCCAGACTCTGCATAGTCACCACGGTCTCTACTTGGATCAGAAGCATAAAGATTATCAGCAGTAAGGTTATCATAGAAACCTTCCATCTGTTTAGTATCATCTCTTCTATTTTTAAATCCTGCAACTCCACGCATTAATGAGTTACCTGCAATTAGTCTAGCCTCTCTTTCACCTTGTGAAAGTTTGTTCTTAACATCAATTGCTAAAGGTTCAGAGTATGTTTTGGCAACCTGGAATTCTTCTTGTTGCATTGGATCAATCTTGATCTCTGGAGCCTGTGGACCTTTATAGGTTGCATCTACACCATAACTTACAGAACCATCATCATTCTTTTGATTAACTATGCCTTGTGATGACATTGCTCCCCAGTTAACTTGTCCCTGAGCACCTTGAATTCCAGAGTTTAAGCTTATTAAGTCTAAGTCAGACTTACCTTGCATCATAGGATTATTAGTATATGCTATAGGGCTTTCACCAGTAAATGGTTGGTTATTTCCACCACCTACAAATTTACTTAGTGCACCACCATATTTACGGCTGTTTGCAACTCTATCAATCTCATCCCATCTTTGTTCCATTTGTAGAACAACTTTTTCTCTAGCTTTATTTTTTTCAGCAGTTGATGCTGAACTATTCATAATTTGATTTATAGTTCTCTGAGCTTGATCTGCAACTTTAGCTTTTTCTTGTTCCGCTTGCTTTTGTTTAAAAATCCTACTAGCATTTTCAGCTTCTTGATTAGTTACAATACCATCTTTACGTGCATTCTGCATTGCTCTAACATAATCAGGATCTTTTTTCATACCTGCCATATTAGGCTTAAATGTATAGTCTTTACCAGCATTAGGATTTCTTCTCTGTTGTGCTCTGAGTTGATCTAGACTTGGACCACTTGGTGCAGGTCTATTTGTAGGTTGATTATTTCTACTAGGCACAGGAGCTGTAGGTTGTGCAAATGGTGGATAGTAATACTCACCACCTCCTACAGGTAGTTCAAATGGATTTACACCAGGTTGAAGTATATCAGCAGGATAAGCAGTACCTGACCAAGCACCCATATCAATCATTGGATTGAGTTCTTGAAGTCTAGCTTCATATGCAGCCTCTGGATTTTGAATAAAATTGTAATCAATCATTCCAGGAGTTACTAAGGCTTCATCTGGATTATAAGGTTGTTGACCTACCATGTATTGTTCTTCAAATGGAACTATACTATCTGTTTCATTTGACATAGGACCAACAGTAGACATATAATCTTGGAATGCCATATCTGGATAATAAGATCCTTGGTCTAGAAGCTGACGTTCAAATTCCATTTCTGCAGCGCTATTAGGATCCATATCAATATCTTCTGGATTAGTAACTGGTACTTCAGGAAGAGCTGTAGGAATATTAGCAGCAGGAATATCAACTTTAGGTAAACTGCTATCACCTTCTTGAATAATATCATTTCCTTGAACAACATCACTTTCTTCAGTAACATTATTTCCTTCAATAACATTTTCCTGAGTGGTGGCTGGACCCCTATTGAAACCCATCATCATTGGATTTCTTTGTAAGCTTTCTCTATTAATCTTTTCTTGTTCAGGAGAAGCAAAGAAAGATGGATCTGGAGCCATATCTCTTGACCTTTGATCTAATAATTCAGCTACCTTATCATCTATTTGTTCAGGTGTAGGATCTGTCTTTAAAAACTCATCAAGATTTGTTTGGAGATCTGAATTAAGATCACCTCTAACATCTCCCCAAGAAGTAGTTAAATAATCTTGTGCAGATAATTCAGGCTTTGGTTGAGTATAATCAAAAGGGGCATTCTGATCAATTGCAGTAAACTCTACATTAGTAGGATCTTCCTCATAGAGTTTTTTAAGTTCTCTATCTCTTTTTCTTTCTCCCTGTCTAATAGCTCTCTTAGATTTACCTTTAAGACCAGTTACATCAGTTCTATCACCATAGCCAGCATTTTCTAATGCTTGTTGTTTTTGAGATCTTTGTGTTGATTTAGTATCCTTACCCTTTGCTCCATCAAGAGAGATTAAGTTCTCATATCTTGGATCACCTTCAGAACCATAGTAAATGGTGTACTTCTTAGGTGTACCTGTAATACCACTCTTTCTTACATCAATAGCAGATAAATAATTACCAGCACCTGGACCACCTTGTCTAGTTTCACCAGTAACCGGATTGTATATTCTTTGAACTACATCATTCTGTCTACTTCTTGTAAGGTTAGCCGGAATAAAGTTTTTAATAAAACCACCACCTTGCATATATGCATCAGTAACATCTTTAGAATCCATGTACTGAATCTGATTTTCAGAGAGATCATTAATAGATGGATCATATCCACCACCAACAAATCTCTGTAGTGGCTCCATTGGATTATTAAAAGGATCTGTTACAAACCCACCTTGTTGTTTATAATTTAGAACAGTCGTTCCCTCATTCTCAAACCAATATTTATTATCAAGATAGTTGTAACTCTTATCTTTCTTTGTAATATATGCTATAGGTCTAGTTGAAGAATTATGTTTCTTTGGGTCACCTTTATATTTTGCAAAGGAACCATCCATTCTCTTCCTATAATAGTATCCTGGTTTGTCTTTTATTGTAAAGGCATCAAGTGTTTTAGCATCTCCTTTATCTAATCTATCAATTAATGATTGATCTTTTACATCTTTAAAGACAGTAGATTCACCATCCCCTGGTATATATTGCCATTTACCAAGTTGATTATTATATGCATAGTAATCACTGCTTCCCATTAAACCAACACCTGAATATCTTCTACTTTCTGGATAAAAGTTTTTAATATCATTTTGAATCTTAGTAACTCCTGGTGCCCAGTCCATTTCATTTGATGGAGTTGGTAATTGATATTGATTAGCTGGAGGTGTAACAGGAGGTACTACAGGTGGAACAACTGGTGGAATAACCGGTGCTGTAACTACAGGATTTGTTGCTACAGGAGCTTGAGTAGCTGCTGGAGTTGTTGGTCCTGATCCTACTTCTTCTTTAACTGTAGTAGCTTCATTTCCAGGTGTATTCTTATCTACTTCTTTAAGAGATTCCTTATTTACAGCATCTATTGCAAGATTAGTATATGTTTTAACAGCATCAAATGTTCTAGTTTTTTTCCTTGACGCAGTACTACTTGAACCATAACCATACATTTCTGCAGACATTGGATTGCTGAGTTGTTGTAGTGGTGATGGATCAAAATACATTGTGTACTGTTTTGGACCAAAGAGTCCAGACTTTCTTACATCAACTTCTCTGAGGTTTGGAATGTTACCAAATCTCTTCATAGATCTTCTATAGAAGCCTCTAGGAAGATCATCTCCTACAATCATACCATTCCTAGCTTTTACTGTTTGATTCATTGGCTCACCAAAGATTCCACTAGTAGCTTGAGAGTATAATTGTAAGTGATGCATTGGATTCTCTACATCTTGCTCAGGCATAGGTACACCACCTTCTTGCATCATCTGATCATACTGTTGTTCAACCTGATTTTGCATTGCAGACATTTGGGCATCATTCTTTACAGTATCTGTAAATAACTTTAATCTACCCTCTCTAAAGTTTGCTCCTGTTGGGTCACCTTGATTTGGATCTACATCACTTTCATTTGTTCCTCCCATTTGTTTTTTGAGAAGGCCCATAACAGAACTTACATACTTCTTCTTTGCTTTTTTATAAGCACCACCATTTTGTAGTCTAGAATAATCTACAGTTGTGTTAGCAAATTCTTTTTCAGCATAGGGTGAAGTTGACTCTTCATCAGAGTTCCATGCCATTTGTGAGACTAGATCATAACCCATCATTGGTTGTACTAAAGCTTCATAGTTCTCAGCACTTGGTAGTGCAACATCATACTCTCCACCATCCTGATATCTTCTTCTTGTAGTACCACCGTATCTTTGTTCAGCAAGTGGGTCTAAGGCTTCATCAAGAATATCTGGACCTTGATCTGAATCTTCCATTACAATATCTGAACCTGTGTCATCAAATAGATCATAATCAATATCCTGTTCAGGGTTCTCTGTGATTATGGCATCTTTTGTTAAAGGAGCTTCTTTCTGTCTTGGTTGACCTGTTTCCTGCTCATAGGTTCTATCATCTTCTTTCTCAATATCCTCTGTGAGTTTTTCAGCAATTGTAACATACAATTCAGTAGCTGCATCAATAGGCACACCCATAATATTTACTAACTGGAAGAGCGTCTTTTCTTTTGCTACTTGGTTAGTAATATCATTAACAACAAACTGAATTAACTGATTAGTGTTATCTTGTTCTTGTGCTGGTTGTGCTCCTGGATATGCTAGCATAGATGGATCCGGAGTTCCTCCCATTTGTGCTTTAGCAAGGAACTGGGAAGTTTTATTTACATACTTACCGTTACCATCTGGAGCCTTATAAATTCTTACTTTTTTCTTCATTATACAGTGTATATACTAAATATAGTAAATTAAAATTTAAACAGTAAACTTATTAAGTTTACATCTCTTCTATAATCCAACCACCTTTTTTGTACTCTTTGATCTCAGCATCTGATAGTTCCATTATAATGCCACCATCAGAATAACCTTTCTTACCAAAATTAAAATTGCCAGTCTTTAATCTTTGAAGTTCATTGTATTGTCTTTCTGTTGCTATACCATTTTGTCTTTTTACACTAGCAATTAAATCTTTATAAAACTGTTTATTTGAATTAGATAAACGTCTACTATCATAAGTATTTAATAACTGAGTAAAGTAATCTGGATTTTTAATTTCATATTTAGACATATCCATACTACCTAAACTTGATTTAAAAGTCTTAGGAGATCCTGGTAATTCTTTAGATACCTCTTTAGGAATTTCATATCCAAACTTATCTTCTAATCTTTGCTTAACAGGTTTATCTAAATTATTCCAATCAAATTGACTTTTTGGATTATCTACATAATTAAGGTCTACAAGTTTATATGAATCAGTTGCCGGATCATACATCATATTATTTTGACCAAAATAATCTATACCAACTTTATTCTCATCTAAAAGTTCAACCATGTATTGCAGTTCACGTTTAGCTTTATCTGAAGGTACACCAAAACCAAGAGGTTTATTTATTGGATTTTCTGCACTTAATGGATTACCTTTCCATGGCATAAATTGTACAGCTTCTGAATTTGACCTTATTACAGTATTACCTTTTACTTTAGGTATTTTTAATGTAAAAGCTTTTGTAGGAAATGCAACATTTTCCATAAGTGGCATTCCTTCTAAATCTTTACCAGTTTGAACTAAGTTAGCTAAGTCTTCTGAGCTTCCAGGAAAAGTTCCTATTTTAACTACCTCATCTGGATTTAAAGTATTAACAAATATTCTACCTTGTCCTCCACCTAACTTTGTACCTTGTTCAGTTAATACCTGTTTTATAGGGAGTTTAGTTCTTCTAAGATTTCTTGCTTCTATAGCTTTTTCTATTTCCAATCTTTTTAGTTGTTCTTCTTGTTGAAGAGGTATTCTAGTATTTCTATTTTCAAAACCAGGATACTTATCTAATAATGCATTTTCTCTTTTATATGAGCTTTTAATTTTAGCATCATCAACAAATTTATTTAATTTACCTACAGGGTCTTTCCAACTAGTTCTACCCATTGCAGAACTATATAAACCAGGTGTTTCTAATATCTGTTCAGGTGTTTTAAACCATGCTTGTGGATTTGTTTTTGCAAGATCAACTCCTGCACTTCCAGCTTTATATGCACCCTTTGCTAAATTAATTCCAAGTTCTGGTATAGCCTCAAGTCCAGCATATGTCAATGGGTTAAGTGCAGTTACATCAGTATCTGTAACATTAGCCATTTTTTCTCCGCTATACCAACTAGGCATTTCTTTATAACTAGATCCAGTTGATAAGCCAGTATTTTTTAAATAGTTTGCAGGAATTGTTCCAGGTATTTCTAAAGCTGCAAATGATTCTAAACCTCCTATAGGAATAGAAAATGGCAGGTCAATATCTGTAAATGGAATCTTAGTCATTTTAGCATTTAAAATTTCTTGAGATTCTTTTTGAGTAAGTCCAGGCATATTACCTTTGTTCATTGCATCTCTTAGTTCAGGACTAAATTTTGATGCAAGCGTAGCTAATCCAGCAAGTGTTCTATCCCAATAAGTAGGTTGCAATTTAGAACCATATTTAGATTCAGCAACAATCCCTCTCTGAGTATCATTAAGCTTATCTACATACTGAGTCCTTCTATTTGGATTCCATCCTTCTTGTCTACTTACTTTTTTTACTACAGCAGTATTTTTGTTATAGTCATATTCATTTTTAAAATTATCTACAAGATAATCTGGCCAGTTATAACTAGAGATAGCATTTTTATTACCGTATCCTGTTTTGGTACCCCACTTATCTATAATAAGATTTTTATTATTTTTTAAGTACTGTTTTTTCTTTTTATTAATAAATTCTTCTTCAGGGTGTCTTTTTTTATAATCTCTTGCAGCTTTACCCCAATTAGTAAGTTTACCTTGAACAACAACTTCTTGTTCATCTAGTATGTAACCTGCAGTTTCATTTGGATCATATGTTCCCGGTTGAAACTGTGTTTTCTTACGCTTAGGTTCTCCACCTTCTTGTTTATAATCTATAAAGTTATTAGATATTATATCTTGTAACTTTTTTCTGTACTCTCCTTCATTAAACAATTGATCAGCAGCTAATCCTCTTGCTCCCCATTTATAAGCAGCCTCTGCATATTGTTGAGCATTAGCATATTTTAAACCTTCTTCTAAATTATCCGGATCTAGTTTTCTATAGTTATTGCTTAAGAATTTTTTTCTATAAACATTTAAATCTTCAAGAGGAACATTTTTAATAGACCTACCTGTAACTTTATCAAATGGTGCTACACCATAATTATCTGTTCCAGCAACTCTTGATGACCAGGTGTAATTAGAATTATCAGGCTTTAACTCAACTGCAAATAAACCTTTATAATTTTCATCAGGTTTTTTTCCCATTCCAAAAAATGGTGTATCCACTGTTAATCCTGATTTCATTCTCATTGGTGCAGGAGCTTGTGCCCCACCTTTGTTAATTAAATCTTGTAATCCAGCTTTATTGCCAATTTTTCTATATTTTAAATTTTTATTAGGAATACTTGTTAATTCATTTTTAGTAAAAGGAGTTAATGGTCTAGTTAAAAAGTTTCTATCAAAACCAGATTTTAAAATTTCATCTGATGAATTTGGAGATCCTGGTAATTCTCTTGGAACTTCTGGATATCCTTTTAACCAATGTGGTTTGTTGCTTATATTTTCTTGTAATCTAAATTCATCTAGATACTTTAATGGTATTGATAATTTATCAGGATCTGTCAAATCTTCTCCAAAATATCTAGGGCTATCAATTATAGCCTGAGGTTGAGTATCTGTTCTTTTTATAAAAAATCTAGAATCATTATTAAGTTCATGCCATCTACTTGTATTTTGAGCTGCTATATATGGTAAATTATCTGGATCAGCTTTTAAATGAAAATAATCTACTTTATTTGATAAATTTTCTATTTTGTTATATTGATTAGGAATAAATGGATGTTTTATAAGTTCTCCTTCTTTTGGTAAATTTAAAAAAGGAATTTTATTTGCAAATGGATTTACTTTATAAGCATTAGAAAGTAATCCTTCTTTTGTACCTATAAATCTTCCAAGTTCAGATGCTGTAGTTTTTGTTCCTTGATATAAAGGACTTAACATATTAGCTCCCCATAAATCTAATACACCTGTTGCCACATCTGCAGCGGCTTCACCATATTTACCTTCTTGTATTTTTCCTGGAGCAGGAAGTAATCTATTTACTATTGCATCTCCTGCAAAACCAGAAGCCAGGGCATTACCATAGGTAGCTCCTGCTATTCCACTCATACCAGGTAATGAAGTATTAAATGCAGTTTGAAGATACGGTAATGCTGCACTACCAACTGTTTCAGCAGCAGTCCATGCTCCAGGCGCAACTGTAGGCCCAAAAGCAGCAACTTGCCATAACCAATCCATCATATCTAATGGTTGTTCATGCTGCATATTTTGAGTCATTTGATTTTCATAGGCAGCTATACTAGCGGCCTTTTGAGATTCTATTTTTTTTGCTAATTCTTGATCAGCAAGTACAACAGAATTTTTTAATCCTTGTAATTGTTTTTCTCTAGCAATTGCATTTTTCTGACTTGTACCTGCTGCATTTTCCCAAACAGTTTGATTAATTACTGGTTTAGGTGCACCTTGAACTGGTCTTATTTCTTCAACTGGTTTTGGTTGTCCAGGAAAAAGAGCAACAGCATTCTTATTTAATTCAGCTGCTCTTTTACCCTCAGGATCATTTATTGGTATAAAATTATTGCCTGTGCTCTTATTACTAATATACCATTGATTACCTATCTTTTTATATGAAGCATTTGGATTTCCAGCATATGTATAAATTTGCCCACCATCAGGATATTCATCAATAATAAAACCACCTTTTCTATACTCCTCTATTTCTTCTTCTGTAAGCTCTGCTTCTATATAGTCTTCTTCTGGATTTTCTTTTCTATAAGACTCATCTGGAGTTATCTGTTTATAATTTTCTGCAAAGTACATTGCATCTTCAGGATTGTCAAATCTTATAGCTTCTGCAGACTCTGGACCAAAATCACCAAGCATAAGTTGACCATTAACATCTTGTATTAATGGTACTGCATAGTTATCCATAGATGCCATAAAATGAGTTCCTATCATACCGTCACCAAAGTCATAAGGTTGGTCCGGTGCAACTACCATTCTCTGAGCAGCAGGATTATCATGCATTTGAGCATATGCCAATCTTGCTTTCATCATAGCATTATTAGCAGCATCTATTTCTTCTTGGGACATTACACCACCATCTTGGTACTGAGCATTAGGATCAAATACTTTTCTTTTCTTAGACTTGGGTTTTGAAAATAGTGGGTTCTCAGTAAATAATCTATTAGTAGCTTCCAGACTCCTTGAAAATTTTTTAGATGCTAGACCTTTTTTACTTGGCTTTGGCATTTTAACCAAACTCTTAGGTGTACCACCCTTCTTAAGTTCAGGATACTCATCCACATAATCTGCACCTGGAAAAGTATACTCACCACCAGGATACATCATCTGTGGTTCTCCCATATTAGGGTATGCCATAACAGGATATGGTACACCCTGCATTGTAATTTTGTCAGATGGAATTCTTGTTATCTCACCCGGGTGTGCCCATTGTCCTCTTGGATCTTCAATAATATTTTTAGGTGTAGCAAATCTCTTAGTCTTATTTAACTCTCTAGTAGCTTTGCTTAATACTTTTTTGTTACCCATTATCTGAGAGATATTTGATTTTTACTATTTACAATTTTTAAGATCATGTTAGTATCTGAACTGTCTTCTCTAATTAAAGTTAAGTAATTTAAGTAATGTCTAAACTTCTTTCTTTGTAATTCAGATTTATTGTAATCCAAGTTTGTTGGATTAAGAGTTCTCTTATAACCATTGGATTCAGTAAACCAAATATTTCTATCTGCATAGTTACCTTGTAGTACAGTTGTATCTGGAATCACCGGTCCTGTTGGTGGATAGTCTGATCCTACTGGAAACTCTGATCTATCTTTTGTAATATCCCAGAACTGGTTAAATCTATACTTGTTCTCTTCTTTACTAAATAAGATATCAAAAGAAGATAAGTTAGATTGATTTACCTTAGGATAAGTCTCACTTAAGGTTACATTGTTCTTAGGAAAGATATTAAGATTTAAATATCCTGACACCTGTTCAGAATTATAGACTACAGCCTTATCAAAGTTATAATCTAAGACATGGAACTGATCAATACAGTTTTGTGGTCTTCTTCTATAACATTCTAGTATATATTCAATAGACTTAACCGTAGTAACTGTTTGACCAGTGATGATTGGCATTTCTATTTCAAAAGGATACTGATCACCATAGAAGTTACAGAAGCTTGTACAGCCTTCATTATGTTTCCAGATACCATTTTTCTTGGTAGTTAGGAATACATCTTTCGTGCCCATATTTAAATCAGGATGCCAGTCATGGAATGAAATCCAGAATTCATTTTTAGGGTCATAACTTATTGTCCAAGATGCATCTTCAAATAATAATGGGTTACCAAGTTGATATATACCAGGTTGTACAGTACCATTAGCATTTTTTATTTGGAAATAATCACCCTGACCTTTTTGAGGCCCTGAAGTAATTAGAGGCACATATATAATTGTACCTGTAAAACTTGGAGACTTCCATTTTTCTAGTAGTTGGTAATCTCTTTTAGAAAAATATAAGATACTGTTTTCATTATCATATATAGACTGACAACCAATACCAGATACAGGATTGTCCTGATATGGGTAATCTGGAAAATCATTGGTAAGCTTATATGGAAGGAAGTTATTAAACCACCACTTAAGACCAATTTGAGAGATCTCTTTTAGATTGCCCCCAAGTGAGAATATCTTAGCTTGGTTTTGTGAGATATAATAAATACCAGCTGGAGTAGAAATTACAGATAGTCTATTCTGTGATGAACCATATTCAAAAGATTGATCTGCATTAATCACAGACTGTCCCGGTTGACTAAATAGACCGCCATCTCCAATAGTAATCTTAGTACCAAGATCTGTTTGTAGGGTATCTACACCCTGAAACATTAACGGACTATTGTTCTTAAATGTAATTACAATACCATTTTTATTAATTGACTTAACACCTGAAATCTGAGACTGGAATTCTTTGTAATTATTTACTAAGAATACAAACCAGCTATCTTTAATTGCTTCCTGTTGTTGTGGAAGAGAATAGATAATTCTATCAGGAAAATAAGTATAACACAGTTTGGCTATGTTAGGATTGTAGTATCTGCTCTGTAAGTTACCTGCAGAAAAGTACTGACTAAATGCTTTTGTAATACTTAATGAGTAATCATATCTGTATTCATTACCTCTAGTAATAATCTGCGGATCCATATTAAACATACTAATAAGATCAGTATATCCATATGGGTCATAGTATTTTTCGGACTCTGTAATACCCTGTATTCTAAAGTCTACAAGCACCTCAGACTCAACAAAGAAATCTCTTACTGAAGAAACAGCCAAGTAGAAGTAACAATCCTTTGGTCTAAAAATACCAGGATAGTTTCCAGCTGTATTGTTTCTATAATTAAAACCATCAAAGTCCATTGAATAGAACTGAGTAGGTTTCCAACCAGTTCCCGGAGGGTTACCACCACCAAAATATTGAGTAAGGATATTTGAAAAATCAGATATATCATACTTAATAGAGTTAACCCAGAACTTAGGTTCTGGTATCATCTGTCTTAGTATATAGTTAAATTCAAAACCATCAGGTTGACCATATAACCAGTCATAGAAAAAGAACATTGAGTTCTTCTCAGTATATCTGTTTACAAAAGTATCCCCACCAAAGAATATTGGGGTAAGTGTAATTTTATTTATAGTGTATTGAATACCTGTTGAACACGTGTATTGCTCTGGCCATATATGATTTACATAGTAACTATCATCTAGTTTCTGCTCACATGGTGTTATTGCTATCTGTTTTACAGATTCAAGTTGACCATACTGATTTCTCTTTCTAACTTTAATAGCACCATAGTGACTTGCAATTGGAAGAGAGAAGGGTGTTGAAATACTTCTATCATCAAAAGATGGCCCAGAAATATTACCCCAGGCATTACCTTGACTAGAAGCATTATTTTCAAAATATGACATTGTCACAAGTGACTTATCATAGTACCCATTAGCACTATTTAAAATAAACTTAGGACCCAGATCTACACCATTAGGATATGCCGGTTGGAAGTATGGACCACTCATAGTTCTTAATACAACTGAGTCAGATCTTTTAAGATTGTTAATTGAGTATCTTCTATTTACAACAGCAGGCCATTGAGATTGATAATAGGGAACCTCTTGTATATTACCTCTAATATAAAAAGCATCATCTATCTTTAATCTAGTAACATAGGGCTGGGAAGCTCTTTGAATAAAACTAGGTGGTAAAAAACTATCATACAATCCGTGTGATATCATTTGGAGTGCATACTGATCAAATGGTATGAATGCATAGATTACTCCAAGTGTTGCATCTGCACCTTCTGAGAAGTAATAGAAAAATTTATTGAGAGCACCTAGAACATTACTTACAGCACTAAAAAAGGATACGTTACCAGCAGATTCCAAATATGTTGCCGCAGATAATTCTACATCAATATCTGGTGCAGTAAATGTACCTCCAACTTTAAAACCAGTTTTATAATTAAAGCCTTCAAAGATTTCTTCTAGAGTAGCTCCGGTTCCAAGACCAAATACATTAGTAATAATATTTCCACCACTAAAATAGTTTTTTAATCTTGTAAAAAATGGAGCAACTTGACCCGGTAGTGGCAAGGATGCTCCAGTAGGATTACCTACATCTAAGTTCTGAATTGAAGCTTGTGCAATTTGACCAGGAGCCTCATAAAAAGGATCTGCAGGATTTGTTATACTAACTCCAGGTCCAGTACTTATTATATTTAAAACAGGTTGTGTAGTAAAACTAGCACCCGGTTGTCTCATTACTTTTTTACCTGTAAGTGAAACAAGTGCTTCTGCAAAACCTATTAGTAATGCTAGACCCATAGCAGCATCACTTATCAACTTAAACTTAGGATGCTCATCCGGATACTTAAATGATTGAAATGAATAGCCACTAAGTGCACCATATAGTTTTAGTTCAGTCCCTTCTAAGAAAGGAGTTCTAAACATTGTATCTGGAGAATGAAAAGTATTTATTTCAATAGGTACAGTTTGACTATAGCCAGTATCTAGTTTGATATATGGATCATTAAACTGATAGTTTGCTTGAGATGAGTTCCCAGTATTCATTGGAGACTGAATACAGTTGAATGGATAGTTAGGATATAATCCAGTTCTATTTCTAGCAACATCTCCTTTGATCTTATAGGTTCTCATGTTATTGAGCATACCCTTTGCAATAATTGATCTGTTACCTTCTCTTGAACCTCTTAAGATTTCATACCCTACAATACCTGGAATATCATTTCCATCATTATCTTTAGGCAATGCTATGTTCTCAAATACTACACCCATCAATCTAATATTTAGATTGTTAGAGTCTCCTGGTACAGAAGCTGTACTTGGTCTATAGTGTAGAGTATTAGCATTTAAATGATTATCTGGAAACTTATGATGTCTAATATTAAGACCACATAGATCATTAATGTAAATAGTATTTCCTTGTGGATCAGTATAACTAGCATGTCCATCTGAACCAGTCCAGCAGTGATCAGTAGAATTCCATATCTCGGGTTGTCTATCTGGATATATCTCAGATGATTCCCAGTAACCCATTTCTCCAGAAGCAATTACAGTACCACCATCATTTGTAGTTGTACCAAGAATAGATGCAACACCATTAGTATTAGCAGTATTATACATCTCAAATAGTTGATCACTATTTGTTAAAGTATTTACATCATTGATACTATCTGTTCTTTCATTACCTGATATTGTAGTATTTGTTCCTGTAAGAATATAACTATAATCTTGAGGAGGTCTTCCTGGAATGTGATAAGATGCCGATTTATCCCCGGTATTATAAACCCAACGAATAAAGAAAGCATATACCTCATCTCTTAAGTAACTTCCTTTATTACCACCTTTAGTATAATAGTCTGCAGGATATTCTACAGATACCCACTTAGCTCTAATTATGTTTGCTAATGGTTGGTAATTAAAATCAAATCTTGTTCTTGGACCAACTCTAAGTAAGTAACTATTTACATCTGTAATCTGATCAGATGTTTCATAAATTGGATTAGTAACTGGAAGAAATTCTAGTGGGACAGTTATTAGGTCATCTTTTATTTGATCTAACTCAATAACATTAGTCTTTGTAGAATATGTACCAATTTGTTTTGCAACAGTACCCTGGTTAATATTCTGTACAACTACTAAAACAAACTCATCAAAGTTTTCTTGATCTGCTTCTACATTAATTGTAATAGCTCCTTGTAGATCATCAGGAAAATATATTGGTTGAGTATTACTTGGAGAGTAATAGTCAGTTACTCTTTGACCTTTAATAAGATAAGCTATAGTTGCAAAGTATGTTCCATTCCTGAGTGTTCCACCGGACTCACCCCTTTGAACAGAAAGACATGGTGTTTGTACAAGTCTTGCAAGTCTGATGCGATCACAATCTAGTTCATTAGTATCATCACAGGTTGTGCAGTTCACATTAGTAGAACAATCTTGTACCCATGCTACACCAGGCCATAGTGTTAAATCACCTGTAGAGTTTACATACTGGTTTACTGCTGTATTATAAACAGCTGGAGTAGGGTTAGTAATAGTATTAAGCTGCCACTGATAGTCATTAGATGGCCAAGTTTGTGGATCTCCTACATTTAAAAATCTATCTGGATTTAAACCATCAGCCCAATATACCTGCCATGAGCAATCTTCTTTTTCTCTAGATGACCCCGATATAAGAAATCTTTTATCAAAACCTAAACATTCATCTTGAACAATAGGTCTGTAAATACATCTCTCTTCTTCTAATAGACCAATCTCTGACATAACAGGCTTGCCGTTTAGAGCATGACCTGCAGAATAGATAATCCACTTATCTGAGTAGAGATGAATTGCTCCTATTATATAAACATCTGTTACTCCATTTGCACCAGTTGTAGGCATAGTAGCTCCAGCTGTAGCACATAATATATTAGATGCTTCATTTGATAGAGTACCTAGATTACCTTCTGATGTATTATTAGTTGCATTGCGGGCATGTATCCACATGCCTTCTGATACAAATGAAGGATCTGAATCTTTATTAAGACCTTTTACAAATGTGTGTGTAACACTCTGAGATGTATCTTGAAGTTTTGCCATTACATGTATCTTCTATTGGTAGCATTACCACCATTGTAACCATTATTTCTATAGTATCTATTATCTGGAGAATAACTCTCAAACATATAATAATATTTACCGTACATGGCTTTTCTATTAGCCCACCACATATCAGCCATCTCTCTAAAGTTTGGAGTATTGACAAGACTTAGTGCAGCATTTCTAGCAACTCTTAGTCTCTGTTCAATGAGTTGCATTCTTTGTGCTACATCTTCTCCATTTAGATAAAGGTTTTCCATGATTCTTGCTTTTAATGCATACTCATAGTATTCATTAATTAGATCATGATCTGGTACTAATAGGTTACCATCTTCATCTTCCATTTGACCTTGATAATTAAGATATACTTTACCAGTATCAAATGTTGTAAACAGGAACCCACCTTTGATCCAACCTTCATTTGGAGTATTCCAGTATAGATTAGGACAGTCACATTCTATGTTCTGACTAGTCTTCATTCTTAGTGGAAACAATTGTGTATAGACTCTTGTAGATCCAGGGTTACTAATTACTTGAACAAGTTCATATTTATCACCCTTACAGTTCATAAAGACCCTTGGTCTTGTACAAACATCACCATAAGGTGCAAGTGGGTTGTATGCATCAGGAATTACAGATGGAGTGCATGTAGTAGGACATGTATTACCTGGACATGCTGCAGTATGATTACATGGATTTGCATTACATACAGAACAGTTAACTGTAGCTGGTGCACATACATCTACATTAGCTGGAGTTTCAACATATGGTACTTCTTGAATATTAGTACCACCAACCCATCCGTCATAGCCTACATGCTCAGTAAACTGACCACATATAAATGCAAAGTTAAATGTATAGAAATCATCTGGTAGTTTTACCTTACCATGACACACATCAAGAATTACTTCTTTTTGCTGATTGATTCTCAAACCAAGATCATAGTTTAATTTCTTCACCAGTTTAATTAACTGCTGTGGCTCTATCATATTTTCTAGAGCAAATGTATTTAAATCAACTGTGACATCTTCTAACAGTTGATTAAATGTTCTGTACCTGAGTGTGTAATTAAAGTCCATTATCTAAGAGAGTTTTGGCTATCATCTATGTTATCTGAAAAAGCCTGTAATGATATGGTTAGTTCTTTAACAGTATACTGTTCAATTTCAGAGAACAGATATTCTGGAAAGGGTAGGGGTTGATTTTGTCTTATTAAACAATCATCTGTTGTACATGTGTCTGCCTGACCTTCAAAGATTGCTTCTATTCTAACAGCATCCCAATCTACATTTGGAAAATATACATAACCGTTTAAGTACCAGAAGTAAATACTTCTATTATACTTAAAGGTTGTAGTTTTAGTCATAGAGACCCATGTACCAGGATCTGTACGAAACAACTCTATTGTACCATCTATTGAAGATACTGTACGTATAATAGGACCAAATACACCACTTAGAATAGTTGGTAGTTTTTCTTTTGATCTCTTGAAGTAACAACCTGAGTATACACCAATACAACCAGCTTCTACCTTATCTACATCAATAAGTTCAACATAGGGTAGTACTTGAAAGATAGAACTAATCTTCATTAGTCTAAACTGATTGTCTTCTCTCTTGAGCAATGTTTGCCCATACTTAATTAGTAGAAAGTATATGTTCCTATCAGTTAAGAAAGCATCTTCCTTTACTGCTTTGAGTGTATTTCTAACTCTTGAGATTGCTTCTCCAATTGTGGTCATAGATCAAATTCATTATAGTCTTTTAAACCATCTTGTTGTTGCTTTAAAAGAACATTTTTATAATACTGTTTTCTAGTTTCTAGTCTTAGTTTTTTTGTAGGGTCAACTACAATATAAGTATTCCAGTTCTCAGGATAGGCTTTAGCAACAGATCTCTTGAAGTCTCTATTAGCAACAAACTTCCATAACTCTCTATTCTTCATCTTGTGTTTTATTGCAAAACTGGTAAAGAATATTTTAGCTAGTTTACCATCTGTTTCCCAATTCTTGTTTGTAACTTTTACACCATACTTTTTGGATTTAGCATAATCAATATTTTCTTTCTTACTATTTTCACACGTACCAATAAAGATCCAACCTACAGAGTTTGGTAATTGCATACCATCTCTTGTATCTATTACTTTTGTCCAAACACTTTTATTAAAAGATCTAATAATCTTTTTTAGTGTGTCATTATCCACATCTTTGTATCTGGGATACTTTTTTCTAAAACTATCAAAGAACTCTTTGTTCAACATAGTATGGACTTTAGGTCTATATCTTGGACCTGTTAAATCCGGGGTTTTAAATTCCTTCAAACTATATAGATTAATATACTAAAAATTATGCACTTTAGCAAATATACTAAAAAACAAAACCCCGCAAGTGCGGGGCTTTGCCTTGTTGTCACAGAAACCAACAACTGTAACGTCTTGTAAATTTTTTAATTAACCAACTCTTCGGATTGCCCAATCAATATTATCACCTGATATACCAGTATAATTTATTCCAGTCATATTCTGATGTCTTAAAACAAGTTGTTCACCTGCAGTTAAAGCTTTACCTTGAATACCACCTGTTAAATAAAGCCTTGTATAATACAAACCTTTTGTTATTGTAAAAGTATCTGCACAGTAAACTGTAGTTCCTGTACCTGGATTTGTTACTGCAATGCTATAGGTTCCTCCAGTAGTGGCTGTATTACCCCAACCAAATCCTGTTTGATCAGGACATGTTAAATATACATTGTAGTTAATATCATATTTACCAGTTTCGGGACAAGTCCAAATTCCAGTGCTAGAGTTGTACTGTGTTGTTGTAGTACCATTTACTATTTGATATTCAACGTCACCTGTAGGAAACAAAATTATTACACCACTAGAAATGTTACTGTTTGCAAGACTTGCTGTAACAGTATTTAAATTTATTGTAGGTTCAAATGCTACTCTAAATGCTGTGTCAAATAAACCTTGAGCAGCTTGTAAATTTGAAATGTTAGTATTAATGGTTGAGATGCTACCATTAATAGATGTAATACTTGCGTTAATAGTTGTTAGACTACCATTAATAGTTTGTATACTACTGCAGAAATAAGAAATAATATCATCTAGTGCATCAGCAATAACAGTATTACTTGCAACAACTGTAGTACTACCACAAACAATATTTGCACCTGTATACACTGTACATTGAGCATCAGTAACCGTATAACATGGTTCTGGATCAGGACATGCTGCTGGTGTAGGACACGGTGCAGGACTAGTTAAAAAACTATCCTCACAACCACAATTTGAACATCTATTTATTGACATAGCTTATATTATTAAGGGCAAGTTGTTGAAAAACCTGTTTCAGTATTACATGGATCTACATAAGCTACTAAACCATCAATTACAAAATAAAACCCACCTATCTCATTTTCATCTCCTGCATCACAACTAAATGGCCATGTAAGATTAAATGTATCTGATTTTAAATCAAAGTTAGCATTGCTTGGAGCATTATGAATATCTGTTCCAGTACCAATATAGTTTGGAAGATATTCTCCTGCTCTTACATTACTTGTAACTAATCTTAATGGTGAATTACCTTGTACTCCAGCACCTCTTGTAGTTGAGATCTCAATGTCATGAACTAATTGAACTGTTAATCCTTTTGTTGCAGTAATGGAAACTCTAATAGCAGAGGTTAAACAAGTACCATAAGTTGGATCAACATCAATTGGTCTAAGTGCTACATCCCAAGCTTTAAAATAAGTATTATCTAAATTTCCAGCAGTTACTGACGGTGGAATAACAGAACCACCATTATTAAATGAAATTGCACCATTAGCATTAATACTACAACCACCTACACCACTCCATGTTGTGCAACCTGATATTGCATTGTATGCAGAAGTTGAACTTAACACAACTACTGAACCTGGAGAAGATGGATTTTCTAATGGAACAAATACTGTTCCTCTCAAGTGAATTTGATTACCAATTCTTCTACATTGTGGTTTATCTACTCCTGAGTAATATGTAAAACCCAGAAGATCTACCCAACCAGTATCCGTAATATTTGCTGTAATAACATTACCTGTATTATCTAAGTTTACAGTTGCTGTGTCAGCTACTGTAATTGAAAATGTACTTACATAGTTATATACATCACAGATTGCAATCCATAGGTTATTAATTGCCTCTGCTGCTGTATTTAAATTAGATGACGTTACCCAGGTACCTGCATATGCAACAGAAAATGCTGTGCCAAATACAAGTGATAAATCTGCATCACTAATACACTGTGATAATACTGCTGCCGTTATTGCAGAGGCTTCTCCAGTTGCTGCTTTCAGTGCACAATAACCATAAGTGTTATCATTTATTAAAGCATTAAGAACTGTATCAATTGGGTAATTACCAGGAGATACTACTGTCCCACTTAATGTACAATCTACTGGAATATTTGGTAATGTAAATGTAGGAGCTGGTGCAGACTCTAATGCTGTAACTCTAACATCTAAACTTGTTATGCTAGCTTCAATTGTTGCAATTTCTGTAACTAATGCACATACTCTAGTTCCAATAGCTTGAGCATATTCTGAAACTGTCATTACAGTAACCCCATTTATTACAAAACAAGATGCTACTGTAACTAATGCATCAGCTCCTGTAGATTTAGTAGTATTTGTAATTGGACTTGTAGCTGGATCAGATACAATAGTTACTTCATTTTGCAATGCACAAATCTGTTCAATTAAAAACTGAATAAGTGCTTGAAAATCATTTGGACCACAAGCAGTTAAGTTGAAACATGAAAGATCATAATTAGTTACATTTAGTGTATCTAATACTGTACATAATTCTGTTGCAAGTTTAAATATAACATCTGAAATTGTATCCCCTGCACACAGTTTGATACAAGGAATATCTGGTCCTTGCCAAATTACACAATTGCTTGAGATTGGACTACAGGGTGAGTTATCATAATTTAGTGGCTTCATATTTCTTCTATTACTATAATATACAAAAATTAATTAAGAATGGCAAGTACTACAACTACCACCGCAAGATCCATTACAACCACATCCTGTATTACAACCACATCCTGTATTGCATCCACATGATGGAGTTGCACATACATAGTCTGGATTAACTAATGCTTTTAAATCTATTAGTTGTTTTTGAATAAGATATTGTTGATCATCTTCTGGACAACAATTACTAATTCCATATCTGAGTTCCAGTACTTGTTTATATAATGCTTCTGCTGCTTTACATGAAATCTCTTCATATTTCCAAGTAGAACAATATGGTGTATTGTATCCTGGTTTTAAAGATCTTCTTGGATATACAGGAGGAGGACAAGTATGCACATCATCAACTAGTGTACAGTTTCCAAAATATTCTACATAATCTGTAGGATAGGATGTAAGCCAATGAGCCATACATATTCTATCAGATCTTTGACCAGCAAGTAATGTAATTGTTTGTACATCACCTTCACAGTCTAAGTAATCATAATTATGAGATACTGTATCATGGTTCTTGATTCTTGAACATACACACGGAAAACTTGTAAGACAGTCTTCACATGTTTCAAATGAATCTGCTATGCCTCCAAGAATCCCTGCTCCAACACTTGTCGTTGCAACACTAACTCTCCAGCATGTGGTTGGACACCACTCAAGAACAATTATCTCTGTTACATATTCTGAAAGATCAGTAGATGTAATTATACTGGTTTCAATACCATTACAATCTGTAAGCTCATAGTAAGTTGTTTTACAAGCTTCACAATCATCAAATGCATCTTGCACAACTACTGTGACATCAGATGGAATTGGATTTGGATATTCTTCTATAATCCAGCACCCAGGACAATCTGTTTCAATATTAATTACCTGTCCTACATATGCACTAAGATCAGATGATGAATAAATAATTGTACCTAAATCATCACAGTTAGTTAGTAAATAATTTGGTGCAGGATTACATTCTTCACATGTATCAAATGCTTGTAGTACAACTACATCAATAGCACAATCACAGTCTACAACACTATTAACTATCCAACAATTATCATAACCATCTATTTGTACTACTTGACCTAGAATAGCATATTGACCAAGAGACTGTGCTGTTGTATAAATAGGGTCCAATAAATCATCACAATCAGTTAATTCATAACATGGAGTTGGACATTCACCATCCACACATTCACCACCATCAGTTACAGTATAGGTAGAAGGTACTTGTGGATATACTAAAGAACATCCTTTCCAATAACCACTAATTGTAATAGCTACTACTACACCATTACAGTCAATATAGTATAGCTTACCTGAACCTACAATTTCATAACAAGTACACTCACATGAACATGGTTCATCTCCATCTACTGTAACTGTTATTGGATTACTAGGATCTAAGTTAGTTTCAACAGACCAATTAACTACATAGTAGCAATCAAATGGTCCATCTGCATCTACTTGAATTGTGGCATAATCATTTACATATGCTGATAAATCTGTATCAGTTACTGTAGGTACAAGTGATTCATCACATGGCCAAACAACATATAATGGAGTTGGGCATGTAGGACATGTAATTACTTCATCTCCACAAGGAGTTTCATATGTGGTAGTACTATCCCATGTATAAACACCGCTTCCTGGAAAATTAGTAGGAACAACATTAAGGCTAAGATAGTTAGCTCCAGTAATTGGACTACTTGGATCTGACGTAGTACCTCTAAAAATTCTATAACATTGATTACTTAATCCTACATAACTATCTGTTATAGGATCATAACCAACACCAGAAATTCCATTGTAAATATTTATACCTGGTGTAGGTGGATTAGTCGTACCATTAACACTAAAATATAAAATGTTTCCACCACAACATGGTTCAAATCCAATCCATGAATTTGATGCGGGTGGTGTAAATGTTGTTTTTGGTACTGACATTATTTAGTTATTTATATCTATCTTTTCCCCAGGTTTGATTTGTCTGAGATACTGTTGCTAATGTTTTTCTCTGTTTTAATCCTGCCTCATAAGTGGTAATACATTTTGAACATACTGATTTACCATCGGATGCTGCTCTTTTCTGGCATCCACAGGACATTTTAGTTTTGCAGTTTGAACAAGTTGCCATAAGTTGTTGGTTTTTAAGTTTTTAACAATTAATACAATCCATTTTATTGAGCAGCTTCCAAGCATAATTATAGAGTGACATACCTTTCTGAGGCTCATGACAAAACTCTACTTTAGACTTAGCAGCTTCTAAATACATTCGGATTAGACCAAGCTCTTCTAATCTTTGCTTAATCTTAAATGGCGGATCACAATCTGCCACATCTAATCTACAAAGAATATTGTAGTATCTATTTAATGCTTTTGTAATTCTCATATGATTGTATTCTACATACACTACATCATTGGGAGAAACACTGTATTTAATAATATAAATACCATCTGGAATATCTACATATTCTGTCCCACAGTTTGATGTTTGCAGATTAAGATCACATGCTGTGATGTTTTCAATAAATCCTGCACTTACATCTAACTGTACAGAGTGTTGAAAACCAGGAACAGTAATGTTTAACTGCTCACAAACTACAGGAATTAGATCTGTGTAAACACTAGTATCCATCACTGTCAGGATACAAGGATTCATTACTGTAGGAACTTCTAAACTTAATACGTGATTAGCCATAGGTATTTAATAAAAAAGGGGATAGGAGTTTGAAACTCTTCTCCCCTTTAGATTTTTATTTTTTGTTACTTGCTTAGTTGCAAGAAACTACATTATAAGGGTTGTATAATGGAAGATCAGGGAAGTTCACTGGAACATCACATGCAGTCTCACAAGCAAATGCTTCAATGTTACATTGAGTATCACAACCAGTTAACCAGTTAGTAATATCAGTAACAAATGTTGACATAGCTGCAGTAGAGAAGATAGTCAATGCATACTGATCATTATCAAACACACCAGTTGGATTATTGAAACGTGGTACATTGTGAATTAGTACGTATCTGTAGTACAAAGCAGAACGGTTAATAGCACTAACAATTTGATTTCCTTGAGTGATCTCACGGATACGGAAGTCAGTAGCTAAGAAGTTTTGTCTGTAAGATTCAGAAAGAGTAAGTTCTCTAAGAACTGTCTCACCAAGACCTTGTACTTGAAGACCAGCACACTCAGTAACAACACAAAGAGTTGTAAATGCACATGGGTCACCGTTAAGATCTACTTCAGAAGCATAAAGTTTAACTGGCTCTTTTTCATAGAAGTCAGAAACTTGGAACGTACAGTCACCAAATCTTGTATCTACATAAGCACCATTCAAGATTAAACCTGCACACTCACCATCTGTATGTCCTGCAGATACATAGTTATCCCAAGTATCAGCATCGTTTGCAGTTAAGAAAGAAGCTGCAGTTCCCGGAGCATACCAAAGAGTACCGTCTTCAGCTTGAACAACTGGTTGAATAAATGGAGCAATGATTGGGTTATTTACAATTGCATTAGCCCAAGCAATCATTACAGTAGTTGAATCAACTGCAACTGGAGCAATAGCACCATCTGGGCAACATCCTGTGTAAGCATCAACAGTAGCATATGCATTGTGATTTAAGAATCTCAAAGCTGGAGAACCTTTTACATCTAAACGTAAGTAGTAAGTTTCACCACATAGAAACTCTTTGCAACACTCAGCTACAGTACCACAACCTGTTTGTGGATGAGCATCAGTTACAGTAAGAACATCAAATGTTGCATCATCATTACCAGCATCAATTGTAAGTGTGTCACCTACTGTATATCCTTTACCAGGATTAACAATAACAATTGAATCAACAGTACCACCACCAGCAACATAAGAAACAACCATACCTGTACCAGTACCACCAGTTACAGCAGCAATACCTGTTGCAGGATAACCTGTACCAGCTACTAATGTGTCAGTTGTTAATACACCACCACCTGCAGTCCAGTAAGTAGAACCTACGTGGATTACATTGTTCTGTGGAGAACATGGAGCAACTGAATAGAAACGTGATACATACTTAGGGTTGATCATTTTAGACTTGTTAGTCTCTTGGTAACCACCCGCCAATGGACCAATTTTGTCATTGTCATAAATTGCAGATCCTGCAATGTATGCATTACAACAAGTGTCTGGTGTAATTGTCAAGTTAGTACTTGGACTAAAAATACCAAAGTAACCATTAGCTGTTTCAGAAGCAGCTGATGCTTTCAATTGGTTCAAACCATAAGTAGGTACACCGTCAGTAGTAACATAACCTAAGTTAGTACTAGTAGAAACAGTAGTGCCATCTAATTTAGTTACAGCAACACTTGAACGTGTAGCACCTGTACCTAAAAATGCTTTTTCAAAAGCGTGATTAAAATAAGCCATTTTTTCTAAGTTTTAATTTATAAATATATACTATAATATAGTGAAAGTTTTTGAACTTTCAAAATTATTTTAGGAAAAGTAATTTGTACTTTGCTGAGTTAATTGAATCCTTAACAAGATCTAGATTGTTTACTATCTCTGAGTAAGGCATCATACCCTGGAGCTTGTTCACTATGTTATATAAATCTCTAAGATATGCTACAGCATCTGCAGTAGTATCTAGAGTTCTAATAGGCATATTAGTGTAAGTAAGAAGCTTCTCTGATACTCCTTGGTATCCTTCTATAAGTGTATCAGCTTTATCATGTAAGCCTTCATAGAATGCACCTAATGCTTTATGGGCTGCATAGGAACCCTCGCCTTTAACTTGTAAATGTAGTCTATGAAAACTAACTGCAGCATTCATCATCTCTGTTGCACATGCTGCTGTCATTGTATCAAGTGAACTTCCACCAACACCAGCATCTGGAGTAGGTTCTGGTTTAGCAGGTTCACTCTTAGGTTGAGTAACAATAGGCTGTGGTCTGCTAAGTGTTCTAGCTGACTCTGGATTTCTCTTTAGTAGTCTTGTTTTATTTTCCATGATTAATTGTTACGTTCTGCTGTTTCTGTACCTCTAGAGAACTGGTTACCTGATTCAATATCTCCAGCAATAATACTTACTGCCTCATCTATTATTACTTCTACTATATCATCTTTAAACTCACATTCTACATTCTGTATAGACTGCACACTTGTGTATGGATCTACACAACCTTGAATCTGAATCTTAATAGGTTGTCTATAGTAAATTAAATCTGCACTCTGAATTTCAAATTCATTGTTAGTATAAATATGAGTAGTATTACCAATGAGAGTAGCAAATGTTTCACCCCACTCAAAGTTTGGCTGTTTGCCTTTGTCTCTTAGAAGAACATTAAGATCTCCTTCTTGAGCAAGATAAACTGTCATTCTTCTTTTCTCACAGCATTCTTGTTTAGCAAAAACATCTACTCTTTTCCACTGTAAATAGTCTTCAGGAAGATTGCCAAAATAGTAGTATTCTTTATTTGACAATATAAGTGGGTCTCTATTAAGTAGTACTTGTAGATCATCTTTTCTACGAGTAGAACCCTCATCACCTTCTTTAACTAAGTTAATTCCATGCAATTGTCTTCTAGCCCACTCAACCTGTGCTTTATTAAATGCCTCAACTATTTGCCAACATTCAATGTTGTCATAGTCCTGGCTATCTAATTTATTTAGCCGTTGCTTGATCTTTATTTCAATTGTGCTATTTAACATTTCTTATCTTTTTTTAGCCATCTTTTTTAAAGTCATGGCAAGGGCTTTTCTCTTGGGTGTACAAGTTGGTTTTGACATCGGAGTACAATAACCCTTGTGTGCAGGATTAATTGCTTTCTGAATCCACTTTTTATCACCAGTAGATCCACCTTTTTTTGCATATCTTAGAGGTTCTTCTTGAATTAATGGAGCTGTACCAGAACTAGGCTTTGCAACTTTATTAATTACACCTTTAACAGTTCTTGTTTCTTTAACTGTTTCTGGTGCACCATATCTTTTCTTAACTGTTGTTTTATAATTACCATCAGGTGAATAAAACTTTTGTTTAGACTCTCTTGGTGAAGTACTCTTTTTAACAGGCATGACTATTTCTTTTTAATGGCAGTACGTTTTTTAACTGGACTCATTTTTTTAATAGCAGCAATTTTTTTAACCATACCACCTTTTTTCATTACATTACTTGTAATTTTTTTAGCTGTATCATCAATTTTCTTTTTTGCTTCTTTTTCTTTTTTCTTGGCATCTCTTTTACCGGCACTTAAATATGTGCCAATAGCTGCACCAGCACCACCTAAAATAGCACCTGCTACTTTAACACTTGGTCCAGAAAATGTACCTGGTGATTTTTTTTGTGGTAAACATGTTCCGCCAGGTCCACAATAGTATCCATCAGGGCAATCTCCCCCTGTCATACAATTTTGTTTTGATCCAGTTTTCTTAATAGCCATGGTTATTTCTTTTTAATAGTTCCACCCATTTTCTTTTTGTTCATCTTTGCACCAGCAATTCTATCAGCAGCAGTAGGTTTAGGATTCTTATCAATACCTGCTTTAACAGATAACATTCCAAAAGTAGAACCACCTTTAGCCATTTTTTTCTTAACCATACCACCACGTTTCATTGTATCGATACCCTGGTAATTAGGACCTGTTGGACCTGTTTGAGGAATACCATACATCTGACCACCTTGAGCCATCTTCTTTACTTTCTTAACAGCTCCACCGGATTTCATTTTACCGCAACCAGTCTTGCAAGTTTTTAATGTTTTCATCTTATATAATTTTTAACAGTTCCACTTTCTTAAAGACTTATTGATCCTTGAGTTAGGATCATTAGCTGTCTTAGAGCTTGTTAGTTTTTTCTTCATACCAGACATTCTAGCACAAAATGATTTTCTCCTATTAGCATCTTTACTATCTGGAGCAAGCTTTGAGGGTTTAGTTGTTACCGCAGTTTTTAATTTACTACCTGGATTAGCTTTTCTATATGATGCAACACCTTTAGCATTAAGACCTCCTGCTGGATTCTTACCTTCTTTTCTTTGCCATGCTGGAGACTTTGCCATAATTATGCTTTTACACAGTTATTAACTACTTTACCATTTAGTACCTTAGTACCCTTTTTAATATAACCAGGCCAACAATTTTTACTAGAACCACCAAGTTGTGCTTTTGGAATAGATTTAGGTTTCTTTCCAGCTTTCTTCATTGAGATAGCAATAGCTGCTTGTTGAGCTCTAGTCTTAGCCATAATTACTTACTGAATGTTTTAAGAACACTCATTTGTTGTTGAGCAAGTTTCTTAACATCATTCATCATCTTAGTATCCTTACGAATTTCATCTGCTCTTTTAAGAGTACTAAGTGCTGATTCAATTTCCCACTTTCTCATTTCTGCTTTTGGAGTAGCAACATTAGTCATACTTGTTGATGCTCTCTTTACAGGAGTTTTTTTAGTTGTTGTTTTTTTAATTGCCATCTTATCTAAATCTTGATGCCTTCTTTGCAATATTCTTAGGCTGTTTAACAAATTGTTTTCCTTTACTATTACCTGCAGCTTTTGCTTTATTAGTAGCTGCTTTTTCTCCTGCAGATAATGCTGACCAAGCTGCCTCGGGCAAGTATCTTTTCTTGCCCTTGGACTTAACTTCTTTGGAAGATCCCTTCTTTTTATTAGCCGCAGTTCCAGAGGTCATCCACTTTTGTGCACCCCAATCTCTAAGACTTTGTTGAGGATCTTTTGCCATTACTTCTTCGTTTTATAGCCACCACCTTTAGCCTTGTATTCCTTGGCCATTAGTTGTGCTTTTCTAGCTGACCACTCTCCAGGATCTCCACCTTTAGTACCGGCTTTAATTCTCTTGAATATAGTCTCACGCATACCAGGCTTAGTGTAGACACCAGCCTGGTTTACTTTGCTTTTAGTTGTTTTCTTAACAGCCATTATTTCTTACGCATTACCATACCATACTTAGCTTTAGGTACAGCAGTCTTAGGAGCAGAACTTGTTCCACCAACTCTACCTCTAGCAACTTTAGATGCGGCAGCTTTAGGATTAACACCAGATTTAACACCATGTGACCCAGCAGATTTTAATGCAGAAACTTTTGCATTAGAATTTACCATACCACCAGTTTTCATTTTAACCTTTCTTACAGGTTTTAAATTATAAACTTCTGTTCCTCCTGTTTCTTTAACTTCTTTTTTACCAGCTTTAGTATAAGGAACATATAGACCAGTATCTGTTCCACGTGCAGCTCCAGATACATACATACCTTTGCCTTTTTCAGCTTTTCTTTCAGCAGCTTTTTTATTCATGGTACGTCCACCATCTTGCATTTTTTTAACCATACCCCCAGTCTTCATAATTTTTCTAGATGGTTTCATTTCATTTGAAGAAACCATTCCTGTTTCTTTTGCATCTTTTTTACCAGCTCTAGTAAATGGAACATAGGTACCTTTATTATTCTCACTACCAGGAGCATCTTTAGTACCCATTTTATAACTAGTAAAGCCTTTACCTTTTGCAGATTTTCTTTCAGCAGCTTTTGCACTAATTGCACGGCCACCGTCTTGATATTTTTTAACAGCACCACCTTTTTTCATGCCTGGTCCACCCATACCTGATCTAGCATCTCTAACTGCACTAGCAACTTGAGCTGCACTTGCTGCAGTTTTAGCTACATTGCCTGTAATGTTAGATACTTTGTCATATGTAGAGGGTTCAGTACCAGCTTCAATTCTTTTAAGTTTAGCTGCTTTTTTAGCATTTCTAATATCTGCACCGGTTACTTTACCACCGTCATCATATTTCTTTTTAGTTTTCATTTTATTTTAAGTTTAAGAATTCCAAAATTTCTCACAGGCTTTGTTGAGATCAATTAAAACATCCTCATTAAGTGGGTTCTTCAAGTACTCAATTACATCTGAAACATTTCTTCCTAACATTGAATTAGTTTTAGAATGATAGATGTAACCATCTGCCTTATTAATAATATACTTAAAAAATATGGAATCTCTTACAATTGATTTGATTTTAAGTGTTTCCATATCCATATTTACAGCTTCAAGGAAAGACTTAGCTGCTCTTTCTTTGTTGTTCTCAACACCTTCACCATTAATGTACAAGTCCATGTTCTCATACATAACATCATTAGGTGTTGATTTTCTATATTGTGTACTGTTACCATCTACTACTTTAGCTACATAGAATAGTTTAGTACTGTTTTTGTCAAATAATTTCTGAAGTTCAGAAAGTGCTTTGTTACGCATTTTCTTGTATTCAGTTCTTGCAATAACTGTCTGCTCTTGTTTGTCTAAGTAAAACTTAGGTGGAACAGCTCTTGATCTTGCATCATCAAAGCTTTTTGCTACAATAGAAAAACCTCCAGCTTCAATAGCATATAGTTTAATTCTATCATATGGATCTGTAGGATCTAAGAATAAAGGATCATTACCACATGCAATATGAATTCTATTCCAGAAATCTTTATTGTCAGGCTTAAGTAACTTTACTTTGTTCCAGAACTGTGGATCATCAATCTCTATAACATTAGCTGCTAACTCTGTCTCAAGTTCAGCAATAGCTGTTCTAATTTCTTTTACTCTTGCTTCTTTATCATTACCTTTTAGAAGTTTAATCTCTGGTGCAAATTCATTTAGACCAGTAAGATATCTAATAACTCCGTTTTGCTCTAAGCAAGCAAGTTGTTCAAAATGCTTAACTCCGTCATACAGAGATAAGCCATAATTTTCTAGTCCCATATTAGAGACTGCATTGTCAAAGAACGGTCTTACAGCAATTGCTGTTTTCTTTACGGTACCATTGCCCGTTTCTACCATTGTGAAATTTTCCATGTTTTGTTGGTTTTATTTTTGTGTTGGTTAAATATAAAGAAAAAAAGGGAGGAGTTTCCCCCTCCCTCTCCTTTCTAGTTTAGATTAGAATGATCCACCTGTTACAGGGTTTCTCATAACAATTTTTAAAACTTTAGTTGGGTCTTTAACCCAGATAGCTGGCATTGTTTGGCTCATCATTACACGGTAACCATTGAACTGACCAGAAGACTGGAAGCCTTGGCTACGTCCCATGTAGTCCATAGTACCATTTTGATACCACCATTTCAATTGGTTATCCCAAGACAATTTCAACAAGAAGATGTTGTCATTAGTATTGTCAGTGATATCAAAGATAATGAATGAGTAAGAAGATAATGGGAAACCATCAATGATTGGGTTCTCAATATCATTTGTATGAACATTGTCAAATGCTGGGTTAAGAACAAACTTAACATTTGCCAAGAATGGGATTACATATGAAGTATATGCAAAACCAAAGTTCAAGTCCATACCTTTACCAGTGATTGCACCGATATCAGCAGCCTGGATAAGAAGACCAGAAGAGATAGCCTCTTGTTTGATAGCCTCATTAACCATTCTCATACCACCCATACCAGTTTGTACAACTAGGCTACGTTTTGGATCTGGACCTTGGAATTCAACTTTACCATTGAAGAAGTTGTAGATCTCAGAACGGAACAAGTCAAGTGTGAAGTTGTTTTTGTTGTATACTCTTTTGAATGAGTTATCCAACTGCTTCCAAAGACCCACAGACAATCTAACATCATCTGGACCATCTTGACGAACTCTACCACCATGTCCCCACATTAAGTAAGTCTCAATGTCAGTTGCAATTTTGCTCAAGTGAGCTGCTTCCATGTTTGTTAAGAAAGTACGTGACAAGTTACCGTTGTCAAATGCTTTTTTAACAGAGTCTTTACCCATTACTTTAACCATGTCTTCCAAAGAAGAAATTGATGGATCCATAGTTTTGTCATATGATCTCCAGATCTCAGTTACAGGAACTGAACCATCTGCATTCATTCCACCTTTGATCATCAAGTCAGCACGGCTAGAGATAGAGTAGTGAACGTGAGCTTCTGCACCACCTACGTAGTTGTAGAATTCACGGAAACCTGCATTAGTAATGATGTCAGAGAATCTCTCACCATACTCACCACGTGCAGAACCTTTACGGAATACTTTAGTACCGTTAGCTAAATACTTGTCATCAAGATATTTATAGTTGTCGTTGTTTACTAACTGAACAGTATAGATGTAACCATCACCTAAAGGAAGAATATCTTCTTGTGTAATGTACATCTCAACACCATTGTATTTGTCATAAGTGATGATATCACCATGTCCAAATTCTCTTTTGTTAAGTTTGATACGGAATGTAGTACCATCAACACCTTTGAAGTTGTTGTCTGGTTCAATATCCTCAACAATGTAAGGAAGGTCAATAGAAACCGGAGTTTGCCATCTGTATTCCCCACGTGCGTTATCTACCATGATAACATTTTTGCCACCAAATGAAGACATCTGATAAAGAGGCATTTCAACTTTTTGAGCCATAGCCCATAGATCCACTGGACCAAGGTCCATTGGCTCTGCATCTTTCAGCATATTCACCAAGTGGTAAGAATCCACATGGGAACTTGCATTGTAAGCGGTATCCCTGAGGAATATACCATTGTTCATTACTGGAGTTGCCATTGTATATATTAATTTAAATTGTTACTAATTAAAATCTCTTGAACAAATTATTTGGTCTTGAGAGTGTTCTTTGCGGTTTATTACCCGCTCTTCTTGGTTCATCAGACTCTTGTATTGAAGAAGAAGTAATTTTTCTTGCCTCTTCTGTTTTAAGTTGTCTAACTGTTTTCTCTACAGCAGCCTTAGAACCTTGTTCTTTAATCTTGCCTTTGTATCCTTCTGGATCAGAAAGTAACCAAAGAGCTTCTGAAATAAGATCATGTCTTGGTTCTACAAACTGATACTTTTCTAAAAGATGTCCTAATAAGTTAGTTTGTCTTCCAGAGATAGATGGATAACTTGGTTGTACTAATCCTGAGTATAACATACTCTGGGTTTTCTTATCAAGTTTAATTCCATTTAAGTCACCTGCAACAAGTGTGTTATACACATTCTCTGTGTATACTCTTGCTTGTTGAGCTTGTTGTTCTTTTTTGTGCTCTTGTTCTGCAAGTTTTCTAGCTACTACTTCTTCTTGCATTCTGTCTAACTGTGGTTTAAACTGTTGAGCTTTTGCTTCTAGTTTACCCATATCGGCCCAGTCATTGATTTCAGCTTCAATCTCTTCTGGAGAGCCAAATCTTTTAGCATATAAGTATTGTCTTGCAATCTCTGCTTGATCATACTCATTACTTGGATCTAGATCAATTACTTCTTCTACCTCTGCAAGAGTTCTAAAGAGAGCTTTTAAATCTGTACCACCATCAGCTACATATTTAGCTGCTACTTGAAGTTCTTCAGGAAGAGATTGAAAGAACTCTCTTGGAGTATCTTGTCTGATCTTATTCTCTCTTTCTTGGAAGTTAGCTTCAAATAATTCTCTGAAGTCTTTAGTAGTATATTCCTCTAATGGTTTGTCATCATCAAAGGGAATAAGTGTACCTTCTTCAATCATCTTTAGGGCTAGCTCAGAAAGACCGGACTTATCTACTTTAGGTCTTCCTTTGTTACCAGTTTCTTCTTCTTGACTAATCATGTCATCAAGTTGAGCTATTGCTTCATCAACTTGCTTTGCTGATACTGGTGCTGCTGGATCAGGATTATCATCTTTCTTGTCAAGGAACGTGGTGTCTAAATCCTGTGTTTTTGAGAACACAGACTTTGGACTGTCATTTGAACTATCAGTATCTGAGGGTAACATTACATTCTCTGCCCCAGGCATTCCAAATAGTTCATCAATGTTTACATCTACCTGACCTACCGTTGTAGAGTCTTGTACCTGATCTTCAGGCTTTTTGTTGGTTTCTTCCATTACTGTTGGTTTTGGTTATAATTTAATATACAAAATAAACTTCAAATATTTAAAATAGGAATGATAATTTTTTGGACTATATAGCTAGCCATTATCTATTTCTTCTCAGAAGATTTTTTATCAAATCTATTTTTATTTTCTCTAGCTACTTGTAGTTGTTTATCTGCTATTTCTCTCTGAGTTTGTAACTTCTGTCTTTCAAGATCCATCTTCTGAGATTGTCTCATGTTTTCATTAGTTTGTTTCTCTCTTTGAAGATCTGTTTGTTGTTGATACTGCTCTGTTTGTCTAATATCTTTCATGGCATCCATATAGTCAGATTCCATGTTTTTATTTACATCAGTCATAGCACCCATACCGGCAGCTCTAATTTCAGCAACTAGAATATCTCTTTGTCTATCTTTCTCTTTCTCAGCAGCAACAGAATCAATTTTCATTTTCTCAATTTGTTGTTGAGACTGAATTTGTTGTTGCTGCATTTCTTGCTGCTGTTGCATTTCTTGTTGTTTCTGAGCTTGTTGTTTTTCTTCAGAATCTTTAAGTGCTGTACTAAGTTCAGCTACAGATTCAGATTGAACAACTTTACCTAGATCATAGATAGATGCACCAGTAGTATTATTTTGCATAGCCATTTGCTTTAACTGTTCAAGAACAGCTCTATGGTTTGCAGTGGTACTACAGAATATGTTAAGGTCTCTCATTAGGAGATCTGTACCATTAATCTCAAAATTTACTTTTTCATCTGCTCCACTAATATAACTTAGTCTTGCAGATGGTTTAGTTGAGTTATAGTATTGTGCTAGGTCTGTACGCATTTGATGTACTCTAGGCATTAGATAATCACAGTGTTGGATAAAGAATATCTCTGTCTGTGCATAAGAAGCCGCAGCTGCTTGTTCTACACCTGTAGCAGTCATCTGAGATAACTGTTGTCCCATTCTCTGTGGATTGACACCAATTACTTCATATGCTTGTTGCTTAAAGTGATTAGCCAATTGAATTCTTGACATTAATCTTTCTGTCTGAGCTAGATCTAATTTTTGGAAATGGTTAAAGTTTAATGCATTCTCTGTATTTGTAATAGATGTATCAAGAGGAAGAATTTGGAAGTTCTTCATTGCTACATATGCATTAGCATAATTACCCTTACCCCAGTCTTCACCAAGTGAGTGCTTGGGTAAACTATTTTGGTCAAGCATAATTACTGTACCAAGTTCATCTACTAAGATATCTGCAATCTGATTATTTACAATGTTGTATCCAATCTGGTATGGTTTCATTAAATCAATAAGTGCAGTAGACTTAGTATTTCTATCTGAGAATACGGAGCCTTCTACTGGCAACTTACAACCATACAAACTATTGTCTCCCTTAAATTGAAACTTAAGTGGAGCAATATGGTTATTCTGTATACCAATATAAATTGGAGAAAACCCACCAGGGTTATTCATACCCCAGAAAGAAGGTAAGTTAGGACCAATCTTAATACCACCCCAAACTTCATTTACCCAGATCCAGTCAATATGCTCTCCAAAGATTACGTTATCTCTTGTCTTGTTCTTAAAGAGTCTTGTATCATATACAGGTTTATCTGTTACCTTATAGTCTTCTGTAATAATTTCAGTAAGTACTTCTCCGGTATCAGTTACTTTAGTTAGATGACCTACTTTTCTTTGAGACTTCCAGTAACCGGTAGTTACTCTAAGTAAGAATGCTGTACCCTGATCAAAGTAGTCTTCTCCTTGTGATAAGATTTGATTTATAATATCTCCACCATTGTATACAGAACCTGCTACAGCAGAAGTATATTGTCTATATGCAAGTGATGGCATATTAGTATTCCAGTCATGAGTTTTAGTAGCATCATAGAATGAACCATCATTCTGTAGTCCACCAATATTATAACCTGCAGATCTGATAGGATAAATTGCTTCAAGAGCCTCAAGTTGCTCTTCTGTCATGATATAACCAAACTTATCAATAACATCAGATACAGTAAGCATGTCAATTTTACCTACCCAGTTACCTTGAGAAATATATCTTGCATCTGGAGATTTATGGTAGAATGTAACTGCAGGATTCCAGAGCTCTACTTCATAATCATCTTCCATCATATGAAAATGCCAAAACTCTCTATCTGTAATAAGCATGTCACGGAAACCTCTTTCTTCAAGTTCTTCCATTCTAAATCTCTCAACATCTACTTTATGTTGATGAGTTGCCCATTCTTCCACCATTGATCTATAACTCTTTTTAAAGAATTGTTCAATTTCGGGAAGTGTTTTGAGTTTGTCTGGAGAAAGTTCTTCTTGTGCTTCTGCAGATTCTGGATCTAGACCTTGTTCAATGAGAGAAGTAACAATCTTCATCTGAGCATCAGCCATAAGAGTCTCTTCTACCATTGCTCTTTTTTGCTCAAGCATTTCATTATATGAATGCTCATCAATAGCTCTGTATGTAAGTTTAGTAGATCTCTTAGCAAATTCAGCTACAAGAACATTAACAACATTTGGAATAATAGGATAGAACTTTAGTTCTAGTACTGAGGGGTCATCTTTGGTAAGTAGTTCTACAACATCTTTGTACTCATTGTTCTCTTCTATAATATAGTCAGTTCTATCAATGATACCTTTTGCAAGTTTGTAGTTCTTCATTAACTTGCGGGCATTTCTACGGATTTGTTTTAGACCATTCCATTCTAACCAGTCTAAGTTCCAGGCAGCCCACTCATCATCCTTCTCTTTCTCAGGTACGAACTGAAGTGGTTGCATAACACTACCAAGTCTGTTTTGCTCAACCTTAGCACCCTTTTTTAATTGTAAAGCATTATATACCTGCATATCTACTATTTAAAGTTTTTAAAAGCTGACCTATTAAAAACTTGCCCATTAATAACTTTAGACCCCTGTCCCATATGACGGAACGGGGTTCTATTTAATTTAAACAAATTATTTGACTTTTGCAAGTTTTTAGAAGCATCATCCATGATAACTCTCTTAGAGTAACCTCTGTTAGCTTGCTGTATTCTCATGAAAGCAACTAAGGCTGCAAATGAAACAAGTCTATCCACGTTGACACCATCTGCATATTCTTGCATTTCTTTAAGTAACATAGGATCTGGAATACGTTCTATTCCATATTTGGTTCTTACAATAGTACCATCTGTTTTAGTTTCTACATCTAGTTCCTCTTTACAGTACTCAATGGTATAACTTAACAAGTGTGCTTTAAATAATGTACCTGTGTTTTTCCAACCATACTCCTGGAATACGTTAGCATTTGCACCCAGATCTTTCAAGAACATGATCTGACTCTTAGGTACAAGATATCTTTGTTTCTTTTTAGATATCATGTATTGGATAAATAGTGAAATGTTGTTCTCAATTACTGTCCAAGCATTGTACCATTCAATAATTAACTCTAGTCTCTGATGAGTTTTGTTGATATCATCAAACCTACCACACCATGCAGCTACAATCTTATCTGGTTCTATGTATGTTTCAGTTTCTCCCATAGTAACTTTAGTTACTTCTACAGGAGCTTTCATAATATAAATAGAACAGAGTGATTCTGATGTTGTTGTTTTACCTTCTGACACGGGGTCAATAGATGCATAGTATTGTCCAAAGGTTGGATCTTTAATAGGTCTTTCCCATACAACAAGTACTCCTGTTTTGTCTTCTAATTTCTTGGATACTGGAAACTCTTTAATAGGTTGCTTATCTGTAGATCTTACAGTAATTTTACCCATGTCATCAGTAAAGATATCTAAGAACTCATAAGCATATTCTTTCTCCTCAATTCTTCTTTGCTGTGCAGCAACCAAGTGTGTAGGAAATAAAGATACTGATCTATGTGCAAATGCTTCTCTAATATTTCTTGGGTGCTGAGATATCCTAAGCTGATAGTCTTCTGGATTAAGTTCTTTCTTCCACTGCTCAAACTGTCTATCTAAAGCTTCTAGAGCTTCAGTTACAAGAGAGTTACCAAAGTCATCAATATAGGGAGGCATTGACCATTGCTCAGGAATAAACAATCCTGACAAACCAGTAGTACCTTTTTCATCAATAAGATCAGTTTCAACTGCATAAATATCTTTTGAAAGTGGATTCAAGATCATGTCTCTTAGTGGTTCACACTGGGACAAGTCACCCACAGATCCTGCTGCAATGAACATACCTGTAGTAACCATACCTGATCTCATGGCTGGGCGCATATACTCATATGTCTGATCCATCTTTGGAGCAATACCTGCCTCCTCATGGAAGAAGTATTTTACCGGACCCCCTACACCATTTGTTGGATCTTTCTCAAATGACATACCTTGTATAGTACCCTTGAGACCAACTTCTGTTTTTCTATCTCCTTTTCTAACTTCAATCTTCTGTTGCCACATCATTACCTTGTCTGGAGACATAGGTCTATACCATGCTGTATGCTCATTTAAAAATGCTGCATACTCCTGTAAGAATTTCCAGGAACCTTTCTCATTTATATAATCCTTAAGTGATGCACCAATCTTAAGAGTAACCCCGGGCTCAAACCATTGCTGATTTATAAGTTTACCCATGTGGTAGTATGAAGATGCAATCTGACGTTTCTTTAGAATACCTACATGTTTATAGTTTAACTCTGCTAGTAGTTCATAAAGAGCCATGTGATACTGAGCATCTCGAATCTTAGCAAATCCAAACTTCTGTAGTTCTTTATCAAAGATTGGTAAAAAATTTAACCACATGTAGTACTCTCTTGCAAGAAACCATGTGTTAGTACTATCTTTTACAATAATACCTTTTCTACATTTTTGCTTTTGGTCATCCCAATAGTTTACAAAGTCCTTAGACTTAAAGGGGGCTGTGCAATATACTCCATCACTTCTAAACTTGTTTGACTCTGATATAAATATCTGATTAGTAGTGTCGTTGAAGCCGTACTTACCAGGTTCCTTGAAAACTCCAAATATGAAGTTGTTGAAGTCCTCTCTGGAGTCAAAGTTTGTGGTTGTCCATTGTCCGTTATCATAGGTTGGTATGTCTTGATAGATTTCACTCATAGTTACTGGTCATATGCCATTCCGATTCCACCTCTTACTTTACTAGATTGCTCATCTTGAAGATCTTTATATACTCCTTTAAATGATGCTCTAATCTGGTCAAAGTTTTTTGCTGCTGCTACAAGAGAGTTAATATTACCATCTCTACCTGCAGTAATCTGCGTAGTCTCCATATATCTAGCTAATCTATCTAACATAGATGCCATACCTTTGTATGCTCTAGATGTAGGAGTCTCATACATTCTCTGGCAGAATAAGAGAGCTGTATGTATATCATCATCCTCTGTAGAGAATTCTGCTTCTATCTCTTTTAATATAATATGTTCTTTATCTACTTCTGGAGTATGAAAAAAAGGATTCATATCCGGGTTAGGACATGTCATATAGAAGAGATATAGATATACTTTAAGATAATCATCTGGATAGTTATCCATGACATCTTTAAGTGCTTTAAGTGTATAACAATGTTCTGTAGGAATTACTTTACCATTCTGAACATCAAATAGTCTTACAATCATTTCTTTTTAATTAAGTGTGGGAACTCTTTCATAAAGTTAATTATTGAAATGACTTCATCATATAAATAAGGTACCGGCATCTGAATAACTTCTTTAACAATAGGTTCACCATTTACATCTAGTTTAGATATTGGATAACCATATTTGTCTTCACCATCTACTTCAAATGTAATATGATGTATAAATATCTTTCCAGCCTGTAATTTAGGGTTATGCTTTAATATAATATACATATAAACACTGAGTTGTAATGCATAGTGATTAAAGTTGCAATCATCTAAATGCTGTACTGGATCAAGCATTTTTTCTGACATGCCCTCCCAGTTCTTAAAAGATTCTGTTTTAATCTCCTTATTAGTTTTGTAGTCAATAATATTAACTCTACCATTGACTACTTCAACTAAATCTGATTGGCCACATAAACCTGCTGACTTAAGATAGACCATATGTTCAGGATATATACCTGGATCTAGTTTTTGTAGAGGTGCTATTTTTAAACCATTCTCTCCTTCATAAGGTTTAAATACTGGAACTGTTACCCCTTCTCTTTCTATAGAAGCCAATGAACATAAGTCAGATTCTCTTTGGTTATGATAGAATGTACCAAGTGTTGTAGCTCTAGTAGCTTCATTATCCCATATCTGTACAATGAGTTTGGGTTCTACACCATACCATTTTGATCTCTTGCTCTTAGTTACTCTCTCTGCTACTTTTTTTGCATCAAAAGGTTTCTTTAAACAAGATATCAATGTTGTTACACTAGTCCATTTGATCTGATCATTTGGATCTACACTAACATAACTGTGGTCATCTGCATTAAATACTATGCTCATAATTGTTCTAGTTTATCTTCTTCCTCTTCTGTAGCAATTGCTTGCCATTTACCAAGAGGACATTCTGAAGAAAGAGATCTTGTCTTAAAAGTTAATGAGCATCCACATTCATTACAACATGGTGCTGTACCCTTTACTGCACATTTCTTTCCCTTACTTGGGCATTCATCACAGACATCATATCTCATGCGGGCAACATCTTCTACAAACTCATCTCTAATAACTGAGTTCTTAATGCCTTCAATGATCTTAGTCTTGTTCTCCCAAATTGCTCTGAGTGCTGCTTTCATTATTTTTGTTTTTAGTAAATTCTTCTTTTCTCTTTTTTTCCTGTTCAATCTTTACAGACACATCATTTAATAACTGAAGCTTTTCTTGCATAGCTTTTTTATTATGGTATGCTCTAAAGGTTGATACGTCATGAGTAGGAAGCATTTTAGTTAACTTTGATATGTAAACTTCTGCTAGTTTTTGTTTTATAACAAACTGGCCTAAACCTTCTACATTTATTCTTGGATGCTTAAGACTACTTAACTGACTTCTAAGATCTTTATAATAAAACTCTACCATATCACCGACAAGGCTTTCTAAAACATTTAGTTCTTCTGCAACTTCCTTGTATAGAGTACTAGATTTTTTAGGATTCATCTATTCAGCTTCTTGAGAATCAGTACCTAAGAACTTAAAATCTAATAAAACTGTACCCTCTGTTTGCACCATCATATTTGGATTTAATATTATAGACTTTTTATTATCATCACTTCTTATAACAAGCCCTATCTTCTCTGCTTTATTTATAGAATTCCTTACAGTCTGTGGGGATTTAAAGATCCAACCTTCTTCTGAAGAAGCATCATAACAGAAGTCTGTTAGTTCAACTGGTTGATTAAAGCTTAATAGTGTTAAACAGTTCAAGTCAGATTCACTTAGAGAAAGTTTATTAATGTAACAATGCGTTAGGATCTGATACTTGACCAGATCCCATTTAGGCATTTTTACTCTTTTCTGTACTTGATTAACTATAGCCATGACTATCCTTTTCTGAGCTTTCTTTTACTCTGCTCAGGCATAGAAGGTTCTTTATCAATATCATTATCAGAACCTCTTTCTTCTAACTCATCTTCTGGTTCTAATTCTTGTTCTTGTTGAGATTGAGCCATCATAGCATACTGCATTTGAATGTGCGTTCTCTTATATCTTACCTCATCAATCTTCATAAGAACTTCTTCATACTTGAGTTGTGCTTCTAAGTAGGGCAAGGAATCAGTATAGAATTGAAGCATTTGTTCTTTTTGAGCAGCCAACTCTTCAGCTGTAAACTCTCTTTCTTGTTGGTTTTCCATAATAATTAATTTTTGGTTTAGAACAAATATACAAAATAAGTTTAAATGTATATTGTTTAAATAAAAAATCCAGGCACAGAAAGTACCTGGATCATAGTAGTTTAAGTAATGTTACTTTTTCTTAGCAGTTCTTTTTACAGTACCACCTTTTTTCATACCTAATTTTTCTTTAATAGCATCACGGTTTTTATAAACTAAAGCACCAGCAACTCCTGTTGCTAAAGCACCTACAGCTTTTTTAACTCCTTCAGGAATACTACGTTTTCCATATTTAGTTACTTTACCACAACCACTTTTGCGTCTTCTTCTTCTTTTACCGTCAGCACCTGTATATTCTTCCATACAAGAATCATCAGAAGCACCACCTGTTTGGTAACTCTTCATAGAACGGATCATTTGATTTTTACTATCTATCATGATTATCTGTTTTTAATTGTAAAGTTTAAGATAGTAAGTAAGTAAAAGCTTCTAGAGATATCAATTTCAACAGAGAGTACATCAATAAAAGATACTCTTAACTTAATTGCAAACTTATCCCATTGCTTTGTATAACTATCCCAGCCGTTTCTAAACTTCATAAGTTATTATTTAAGTGGAAGATATTTAGTAGCACTACCTGCCTTAACAGCTTTAAGGATTTGCTTACGTTGTGCACCATCTGAGTTGTAAGATACATGCACCCAGTCAGGATTAGTATCTGTACCAAATTCCCAGATAAGTTGATCAAAATTA